TTGTTAATCTTGTCATTCAGCACCTTGAATAACTTAGCGTTGCCTGCCTTATTGGCTCTCTCAGCTGCAAGTGATAGCTGCTGAATAGCTAGTGGTAGCTTGCCTAAGTTATCTGCCTCTTCTGCCGGAGTAGATGTATCAGTAACATCATTCATCAGAGGCACAATGCCTGACTTTATCTCCATCTGCTTCTCAGCAGCCATTGCATACATGTCTGCTTGCTGTAGGCTGTATGGCTTATTATACCACATCGGGTCTTCCTCCACCTTCTGCATGACAAAGGCAGCAAGGTTAGCACTTAGGATGTAGTCTAGCTGAGTGCATCCATTGGATGAGAGCAGCACTGTCTTCTCATCGGTTGTCTTATAGGGCAATGGATCAAGCTGAGAGAGTAACTTTAGCCATGTCTTCTTCATTGAGTTTTCCCCATACAGCTTCTCCACATAGTCCATCTCAATGCCAGCAATAATCAGAGGATTGAACTTGCTCTCTACTGCGTTCTTGAGCTGCGCTCCCACCATTTCGGTGGTCATAATATCATAGTCAGTAGGCACAGTAATCTGAGGCAGTGCTGCCTTTATCTTATCACTGTCCATTAAGGATGATGCAAAAAGTGAATTATACCTTTGGTAGAGTATGCAGTAGCATATCTTCTTGTAAATGGTAGCCAGATGAACTGTTACTGAATAGCAAAAGGTGTTTAGCTCCTTTCTATCATACTCCTTGGCTATGCCTGACTGAGCAGCTGGTATCTGGCTAAGTAGTTCCAGACCAATGGCTTTGAAGCCTTGAAACTCTTTCTGAAGGATGTCCTCCTGGAATAGCTTGACAGTCTCAGTAGGCCTTTCAATGTAGCCTGCCGGAGGCACTGGTGGAATCTGTGGGTTAGGATTGACAGCACTTACTCTGTCAATGTTAATCTCCATCAATCCAAATGGTGAGCTACTTGCCCTTCCTGAACCGGAGCAATCACTACAGCTTACCTTCTCCTCCTTCCGGTTAGTTCTTATGCCTGTGCCATTACATGTCTTACAAGGTGACATCTTCAATGCCCACTTCTGAGGAAGTGCATGCATTGCCCACAGAATGTTTAGGTCATCAGTTCTGAATAGCACCTCATTCCATGCCGGAAGGCAAGGAGCAAGCACCGAATCATAGACTAACTGCCCATCCTCCTCTTCATAGATGATGTTGCCTACCTTGCATACAGGCAGATAATTAAACTGATAAGGCAAGGCAAAGACCTGAAAAGGCTGGTCATAGGTATAGCTATTGACTTGCCTGAAGAGAAACAAACCTTCCAATGTGAAGCAGAGGAACTGATCCCACTTCTTACGGTTAATGTCTGTATACTCATCTACCTTGATGATGGCATAGTCCTCACCTTCCCAGATAAGGTCTTCTGACTCAACAATCTGTGGGTAAGGCCTAGACCAGTCAAGAGTAGTAGTTGCTCCCGGGTCTTTGACAAAATCCTCATAATCTGGCAGCACAACTACAATGGCATTGGCATCTTGCAAGTAGGTCTTAAGAAACACATTAAAGAGCCATTTTTCTAGGCTACCAGTCTTAGGTAGCTCCTCATCTACATAATGCTCTAGCGTGTTGTCTTGAAGGCCTATGCGTTCTGCTATGCCTGTCTTCTGGAAGTCAGATTCAAACTTTATCTTAAAGTCATCAGCCTGCTGAATCTTCTGCAGAAAGGTAAACACTCTGCCTGTAGCAGTAGTGGTAGGAGCTTGCCATCTCTTGCGCCTATATTCCCTCATCCAAGGCTCTTCACTTGGATGCTGAGTGACTAAGAGTTTCTCAGGGTACTCATTTTCAAAGTGATACTCTAGCTCTTCTGCCTTTTCTCTAGCTTCTTCAATGTAATCGTGCCTGCCTTCACGGATTTTCCGGTCTAGCAACTTAGATAGTAGTACCCCGATTAACTCTTCCATAATTAACTTAGTCGCAACTTACTGTGATAGTTACTTCCTGCTGGCCAAACACACAGCCATAACCATTGGTAACAGTTACCACAAAGGTATAAGTTCCAATGTAACCATTAGGATTCCATGTGAGGTCTCCTGTTGCTGAATCAATTGTCAAGGCTATGTCATTGATGTCATCACTGCCTTCAGATTGCTCAATTGACCAAACAAGTGCAGGCGCACCACTGATAGCTCCTACATTAAGAACAGCAGAGAAAGTAGCTGTCTGAGGATTGGAGCATTCAGATGTCCAGCTAAATCCTGTATTGCTTCCGTATGCAGTTGAGATGATGTAATACAGTCCTTCAAGGAAGGTATCAGTATCAAACTCATAAGGCAGAGGATTAACCTTGCTCACCCAGTTGACACTTACTTCAGCCATCTGGTAGGTATTCAGGTCAGCAGTGATGATAGGATCACCGATAACTGTCACATAGTAGCCAGAGGCATCCCAGATGCGACCAGGAGTGAAGTAATAAAAGTCGAAGTTCTGAGCAGTAGCTAAGATGTCATTGTAGAACTGCACATTATTCTGCACAACTCCTTGCATGTCCTGATAGGTCAGGGTATGAGTCTTAGCCAGAGCCTTAGTGTTCTGCATACCTCTACCAGCAACAGTAGCTGTCTCAGGCTTTGGCTTTTCACCAGAAGTGTTAAACACAAGGTAAGCCTCACCATTCAGGTAGCGGTCATAGAGAGCTGCTATCCATGCATCAGCAGTAGCCTTCTCTTGAGCTGTTAGGGCAGAGGACTTACGCACATAAGCCACCGCCACAATTTTATTCTGAAACTCTGGATCACAGAGGAAATTCTGATAGCACCCTACATCGGGGCATGTTAATGAGAAAATTGACATAGTTTTAGCAAGTTAAACAACTTGAATTTTTCGGCTGAAAGCCTTGAACCAGTGCCGAGAACTTTACTTGAGCTAAAGTCTCAAAAGAGCTTTGTGTGGTGTAGTCTTGAGTGGTGGCTACCTCAATGTCACCATTGACAAAGATTGACTTTCCTTCCCAGATCAGGTTGCTATGTCGGGTGGCATCGACTAAAGCTAACTGAGTGGCCTCATCGAGAAAATCAGTATGCAAATCTAACGATAAATCTTGCTTTGATTGTGGCCTTCTGTGGACACCATTGCTCTGCCTGTAGAGGCTCTCCTCTATCACTGGCTTAGCTCCTCCACCATTTATGCCTAGCCTTACCTTTTGCTTCCAGCCATCGGTGTATTCAAACCCCTCTGCTATGCTATTGCTATCTGACCAGAACTCTAGAGTAGTGCTGAAGCAGTCAGATGCATCAATGTTGATGATGTTGCTGAGTGAGTATAACTCAAATAGATTGTCAACAAATGGCTCACAGCTGCACAATTGATATTCTGTGCTGAACTGTCCATCAATCGGATTGCCATCACTATCAGCAATGTAGTTACGCATGGTAAAGTTAGTGTTACAGTCAACCATTACTGTCCATGTCCATTCAAGAGTGTCTGCCTCTGAGTCATAGACACAGACCATGCCTGGGATAGTGTTGCTCCAGTCTACTATGTCCTCAATGCTGAATCCTCCGCTAATCACTGGAGGTACTTGAATTGAGTATACCTGAGAGTAGTTAGTGCCATCATATAGGGCAAAGCTATAATACTGAAGTTCATAGTTCTCATTAATCTGGTCAACATAGTTATTGACTCCACCATCAATTAGATAGTTGAAAACAAGTTCACATGTTGTCTCACCACCGAATGAGCCTATATTATACAGCCCCATCCGGTAGCAGCCTGACTTTGGAGGAATGGTAACTGTTGCTTGCATCTGCTCATTGTTGCAGCTATCTGGAAGAGTAGCTGTGCCTATCTGTTGAATGAATTGACCATCCTCACTGAATAGGCCAACATTAGCATTGAATACTCCTTCTAGGTTGCCATCTATTACATTGAATTGCCATTGGTCACCAGGCTTTGCAGGCATTGCATAGAACTCTGGAGAGATATAGCAGCCGGAATTAAACTCTACAAACTCAAGGTCATAGGTTGAATATTCATACAGCCATCTGCCTGCCTGATAAGGCTCATAAGGTAGAGGTGTTACCTCTGAATATGCAGTTAAAAAATTTAATGCCGATGGTGAAGAGTCATCAGATACAAACCTTTGCCATAGCCATTGATCATCTAGCCTGCCTACCAATATGAACTTCCTTCTGCCAGAGTCAACATATGTGACTTGAACCCGGTCATAAGTGATAAAGGAAGGATGAGCTATTGTCCTTGTCCATCCATCAGGCACTTCATAAGTAAATATCTCATTCTGGACATTGGCATAAGTAGAATCAACGAGGCTAGCCTGAATGATGCGCTCCATTACAGTGAGTATGTAGCTATCATCTCCATTGAGTTGAGGCAAGCTGAATGTCCTAACATTCTGGTATGGTTGAGTAGGAGCAGGCAATCTGCTAGACTCATCATTGACTAGCTGCCAATTGCTTCCCCTGGCTAGGCCAGAGGTAGCTATGTTGGTCAATGGGTCAAAACTATAGGTAAGAGGAAAGATAGCAGAGCCATTCAGGTCTACTATATTGAGTGCCTCCTTAACCTTTAGCTCCTCATTAATCAGAGGTGCATCAAAGTTGCCATTGTAAGTTCCTGGAGTAAAGGCAGCAATGGCTGCTGAAGTAATCACCTTAGTAGTATTGTTGAAGTAGCCATATACTTCCATAATCTGGCTATTATCAAGCACATAAAGGTCAGTATTCCTGACATAGATGTGATATTCCCATAGTGGTGGGGCAGGAGCAGTGGCTAGGTTAACAGTTAGGCCTCCGAATATCGGAGAGGCATTGTAGACATCTATTATCTGCTGCACCGAATTACGCAGCTGGTAGATGGTAGTTGTGCCTGTTATGGCTATGGTTGGCAGATTTGCCGTAAGAGCTCCATGTATCTCATTAAGCAAATAAGATACTATCTGATTATTCGGATAGAACCCGGCATTCCATGCCTGCTCAAATCGGTAGAAAGGATGTGCCTTACCCATTTGTAATAGTTTTATAGAGCATCTCTACCGATGTCTGGAGGACATCATTGATAATTGTCTCATTGGCTACCAAGGCAATGGTTGGATTAAGGTTTTCATTGTAAACCTGAACCAAAACAACAATATCTGAGCCAATCTCAGCAGAGGCAACTGTATATTCAATGCCTCTGTAAACTATTTGACTACCATTCTGAATAATTTTGTCCATTACATTTGACTTATTATGACTGCCCTTGATGAATTACTACCAGTTGCTGATGTGCTTTGTGCGCTTATGACAACATATTGATTAACTGTCCAGTCTATAGCTGCATTAGTATCTGTCCCTGCTATCCAATCAGTATATACATTATTAGCTACAGAATTATAGTTGGTAGTAGTGGTTGCATTAATTACTGATAAACTTCTTAAAAGCTTGAATGAAGTATTGGAATTGCTTCCTATAGTAAAACTTCCAAAGTTAGTTCCTCCAATCGCAGCAGAGGTATTTATGTAGAATTTAAAATTCGACTGACCAGTATTAGCTGGTCTAGTAAGTCTAACTTGAACTTGGAAGTGATTATCCGCAACAAATGTATTAGCCGGAATAAGTACTGAAACAAGTAGTAGCTCAGTTGTGCCAGTTACTGTGTTGACAGTAATGTCGGTGATGTATGCCCTCCCTCCATTAGTTACCCATCCTAGAGTACCTGATCCATTAGTCTGCAAAACTTGTCCATTAGTACCATCTGCATTTGGTAGGGTAAAACTAAGATTAGCAGCTAATGTTGCTGCTGATTTGAGGGCAATGTAATTGCTACCTCCTGCACTGCCCTCTAGCAATCTAATCTCTCCAGCACTTGTGCCATTGCCTAGAGTAGCTATGCCTGTAATGGCAGGCGTAGTGATTGCAGGAGTAGTAAGTGTCTTATTAGTAAGTGTGTCAGTTGTTGCCCTTCCTACCAATGTATCAGTAGAAGTTGGCAGAGTAAGTGTGCCTGTGTTACTAATAGAACTGATTACCGGAGTAGTAAGTGTCTTATTAGTTAATGTCTGGGTAGCAGTATCCAGAACCACATTACCAGAGGCATCTGGCAGAGTATAGGTTCTGTCGGTAGTTGCACCGAATTGTAGCGCACTTGTAAAGCCATCAGTTTCAAATCTTGCCCCAATCTGCTTTGGTGACTTGTCTGCATATACAGTTATATAGTCAGTCAAACCAGATGGAGGACTGGTATTGATGGTATGCATATGGAGGTGACCATTGCCTACACTTTGTCCAATCCTTGGAGAATTAGCAGTAAGCACATTATTCACATCATCCCAAGTCAAGTCTGATACTCCACCGAAAGCACCACCATTGTTGTACTGAATCTGAGTGTCAGAGCCTCCCGGAGTGCCTCCTCCACCAGTACCATTGCTGGCAGCAGTAATTCTACCTTGAGCATCTACCGTAATATTGGCATTGGTATAGCTATTGGGTGTAACTGTAGTATTGGCAAGGTCAATAGTTCCAGAGCCTGTTATTGTGCCTCCATTTAGACCAGTTCCGGCAGTTATGCTAGTTACTGTTCCATTGCCCTTATTATTAAATGTTGTCCAGTCTGCTGAATCAAGGTAACCATCTGTCGAGCCATTCGCTTGAGGCATGCTGATATTCGGTGCATTGCCTGCTGTTGCGCTAAGTGGAGCTGATGCAGTTACTGCTGTTACTGTGCCTACCGGAAGACCTGAACCAGGAAAGTAGCCTACTACCCTCCAGTTACCTGAACCCTCAGAGATCAGCATCATGCAATCTCCGGCAGTAGTAGTAATATTAGCTGCTCCAGGTATCAGTAGGCTAGTGGCATTATAGGTAACTATTACTGCATCATCAAAGCACACAATGAACCTAGACCCAGCTGGCAAGTTGCCAAAGCTAGTGATGGTAGTAGTTCCAGACACATGCACAAAGTTGCCTGTGGCTAGTGCTAGGTTAACTGTTGCTGCTGCTGCCAGAGTGCTTCCTCTGCACTCATAGAAGGCATTCTCAAAGGTTGAGACATCCTTCTGAGTGACAAAGCTATCAATGCCATCCGTGATCCAGTCTCTTAAGTCGAACGGAGAGATGAGCTGTGAAGTATTATCTGGAAAGTTTGTAGCACTTGTAGTGCTTAAGGTTGCTCTGGTAACATTAGACATTAATCGTAGCCATCATCAAAGCCTGTATTGAATGCACCACCAGCCAAGGCATCCTGTGCGCTCATCAGGAGAGTAAATGTTGTAGTACCTCCGGCAGAGTCTTCAGGCTTGTTTTTAGCCTCTGTAATGAAGCCTTGAATATCTAGTCCTCCTGAAGTGAGCCTGACTTTCCGGTATTGCTCATCTTGGCTCAAAGTTAAGAAATCACACAGACTTTGAGGGTATGTAAACTGAATGCTGATTGGCTTGAATAAATACTCAGCAGAGCTTGGCCTCATGTCTGCCGGGTCAATGTCCATGTTCTCCTCCACCAGACAGTCCTCACAGTATTCTTGACAAGGCTCAATGCTATCAGAAATCATGCTGCTGTAGGTAGTCTGGTATTCGCCTACTTGGAATCTTAATATTGGATTGGTCAGACCATAGGTGTGCATGCCTAACACCTTCCACCATCTAAGAGCTATCCTTGCCGGAGTGTGAATGATATTATAAAGGCCATTTAATGGAGAGTTACTAGTGTTAATGTAATCTGATGGCATACTAACTGTGCCAGCACTAAAGGTAACCGTTCCTGTTTCATCAGGAATGACAAAAACACTTTCCTCCACATCTTCTACCTCTAGTTCATTACGGTTAAGCCATATAATGAACAGCTCATAATCATTAGGTCTATCTGATGAGCCTGAGTCAGTGTCATAGAATTGAAGTCTTCTTGAGAACTCAATAGCATAGCCTTCTCCAATAATATCAGACTTTAGGTCAAGAGATGCAGTTGATGCCTCATTCATTGCCCTATTACCAATAAAGTAATTGCGGTCAGTATGTATTGCCCAGACTCCAGATGTCTGAATATTTTTCCACTTATCTGAATAGCCAAGCATTACCTGATTAACTAACTTTTCAGACTGAGCCATCTGATCTACTTCACCCACATTAGTAAAGGTCTGGCTAATGCTATTCTGGTAGAAGTACTCCCTTGACTCTACTCTTATCTTCCATTCAGTTCCTGTCCATTCAAATGCCCATCCTAGGCAGAATATTTTATCTAATTGGTCAAATATTTTTTTAAATGATGTCTTAAATGCATAGCCATTAGCATCTTGCTCATCACCACATCCATTCTGAATCTGCTCAATTGTTGATGCATTCCTTATCCTGACACCATTAGTAATAGCGTTATTCCAGTAGCATCCATCCTCTGCCTCACTGAAGGTGTTTGATAGTAGCTTGTTATTGCTACCAGTTAGTTGATAGATTACCCTATTAAGCAGGTCTTCAATTTTTAAGACATTAGAGAAAGATGCATAATCACCAGAATTAATTTCAGACATAATCACACAATTGCTTTCAATTTTAATCAATTGCGTAAAAGGGCCTTCAAAAATAGCTGTAGTGTCAGGAGCATTTCTATTAGTGTTACCACCAGACTGCCCCCAATAGCATAGCAATAACATGCGGTAGTCAGCTGGAATAGTAACTGTCTGAGTGGAGTTAATGGTAAATGGTTGAAATATTACTGAAGTAGTTTGAAATGATACTGGGGTATCACCTAAATAATAAAAAGTATCATTTAGTCCATTATTGTCAAATGTCCTGAGAAAGAACTCAACATTGGCAGACCTTGTACTACCAGGCGCACCTGGGAAGACATATCCACCACTTATGGCTACATTGACTGTGAATGTTCTAGTATATGTAGAATTGTTTATGAATATGACATTGGTATTAGTAAAGTTATTGCCTTGAGTGTTTCTGGTCAATCCATACTGTTGCTTAAAGTCAGTAGCTTGCCAGAAAGTAGGAACTACCTGAACATAGTCTGGATAAAGATAATCCCAAGGTGGCACAATGTCATTAGTATCATAAACTACATCCAGAGTGGTTGTGGCTAGGTTAGCTCCTCTAGCTACTAGGTAGACATCTTGCTTGTGCAGTCTTATGCTATCATAATTAGTAGCTCCAATGCTATTGCCATTAAGATCAGTTAATAAGTTAAGGTCTATCTCTACATCCTGCCTTGCCTTGAAGTCCTCCCTGAAGTTGTCATCTATGATGCCTACAGTCACCTCAAAGCTATCTGTGTCACAGACATTATGCTCCTGATAGATGGCTAGGTTTAGGAAGCCATCGAATTGATAGTCTTGCCCACTATAGCCAACATCTGATGTAATGGTTATGGCAATAGGCTGATTGATGTAGTATTGGTCAAAGATGTCCTTTATATATCTAGCACCTTTGTCATAGAACTTGACCTCTGTGCTGAATGGCTGATCAATGCCATGACTCTCCATCCTGATGGCTGTGAACTCAATGCCATCCCAGCCTATAGGTTCTTCTACTTCAATTCCATCTAGGTAAAATTTCCAGCCTGCCATGTTGCAAAGGTAAAAGAAAATGCCCCTGAATAACAGAGGCACTTTCAGCATCTAAACCAATAACAATGACACTAACTTCTGAACCGATTATTCAAAATCTTAGTAGCTCTTTTTTCGGTGCGAATATACTTCTCAAATCCACGCTCATCCATGTTTAATTGAGTGATTGGCAAGCTCCGAAGGATGCTACCTAGCTCATCCAACTTTCCAGTTATTGGACTTGATGCCTGAGAGCCTCCAGAGTATCTGGATGCATAGAACAGCTCTTGCTTGCTTAAAGCATGATTAGGAATTACCTGAGAGCCTGATGGGAGATCAACTAAAGTAGCAGTAGGTGGAGTGAAGTAGACTTTACCGGAGGCAGTCACTACCTTCTCAATACCTTTCTCACCTACCATTGCTCTACCTCCCTTGAATGGCTGGCCTTTAGTACCTTCTGCAAACTCTGGCACAGGCTGTGCATAAATAAACCCTATTTGTGCTGCCTGGTTAGCTAGGGTAAGTGCAGCTAGTCCAAAAGTGATAGGATTGCTTGACCATTTAGCAATAAGTGCAGCAGTTTCAAAAACCACTCTGGCAGTTGCTGCTAATTGCTCAGCTCTAAATGCTTTAATTTTAAGCTCCTTCTCTTGCTCTGCCCTTCGGTTATTAATTTCTTGAATCTTCTGCTCATTGCCACCAGCCATCTCAATTTCGGCATCATACCTCTTGTTCATGGCAGCAATTTCATTGTTAATGCTGGTCTGGTAGGCATCACTAAAACCACTTAGCAATGTGTTAGCTAATTGGAATGTTGCTTCAATCCTATCCTGCTTTTCTTTTTCAGCCTTCTCTCTGGCATCAACCTCTGCTTGGAGCATTGACTCATTTAGCTTATCCATTAAGTCATCAAACTCCTTTTCCTTCTTAAGCAGCTCTTCATTATACTTATTCCTTTGATCTAGCTTTTCTTGCTCTGACTTCTTCTGTTCATCAAGCTGCTCTTGATAGTTCTTCTTAGCTTCATTATTGGCATCCTTTTGGGCATTTTTAAACACTAACTTTTGCTTGTCAATGTCTGCCTGAGTAATGTCAATTCCTTTGTTTAAGTACTTTTGTTTAATCTTAAGCAAGTCCTCCTGGTAGGCTGCCTCAAGCATCAATTGCTCCTCCTTGCCCTTGCCATCTAATTCAGCCTGAAGCTTTTCAATCTCACTTCTCAGCTGAGCAGCCTTAAGCTCATCCTGATACCTAGCCATATTGATTTTCCTAGCCTCTTCTGCTGCTTTCTTGGCATCATCTTTTGATTTTGCATTAGCAGCAGCCTGGTCAGCCTCTCCTTTCTTCTTAGCATCCTCCCTTTCCTTTTGCTCGGTTTTAATGGCATCAGACTTGGCTTTGGCCTGATCTCTTAGATTAGTATACACACTAAGTGTTTGCTTTTTTTGCCCTTCAAAATCAAATCCAGTTTGGCCTTGTATCATTCCTAGCTGCACAGCTTCTAAACCTGTTGCCATAGTTTTAGAGACCATTCCAAAAATTATCATAGCACTCTTAGCTTGAGCTTCATATCCTTTATTTAGCTCAACCAATTGCTCATCAGTTAAATTCTTAATTGCCTCCTTTTCCTTATTGTAGGTGTCAACAGTTTGCTTTTCTCTTCTCTTCCCAGCCATGTTAAGCATGTTGTCAAACTTTTCAAGAAATGTAGCTGTTGCATCTAATGCTCCAGCAAGTGCAGAACCTAGCGTTGATCCTATGCCTTTCATAAATCTATCCCAGGAATCACCAAGGTTATTAACCTTGCCTCCCATAGTTTCACTAATTACTGCTGCTGATCCTGCAACTCCATTGTACTCTCCAAGGCTTACCAGGTAGTTTCTTATTGATTCATTATTTTTATCAACTTCTGTCCTAATGCCTTTATAGGTAAATATTACCTTATTGCCAGCACTTGAAGCATCAATTGTAAATGCCTTGAGTCGTTCAAAGTTGCCTTGTTGAGCATCAATGATTGCTTCAGTGTATTGTTCGAACCCTAAACTCATAGATGAAGCCACATCACCCATCTTCTTCATCTCATCCATTGTAGGCTTGAAACCAGTAGCAACTAGCTTGACATAGCTTTGAGTCAACTCCTGAACTGAGAAAGGAGTTTTAGCAGCAAAGGCCTCAATGTCCTTCATTGCAGACATAGCAGCACTTTGACTTCCTAAAGTGTTCTTAAGCACCGCCTCCATCTTTTCGAACTCAGCGGTAACTTCAAACACTGACTTGGCAAAGCCAGTTACAGCAGCTACTGAGAAAGCTCCCACTATTGCCGGGCCGATGCCTTTAAGATTACTCATAAAGCCATCTGTTCCGGATGTACCTTTCTTCATTGCCGAAGCAACATTGTTACCAGCTTTAGATGCATTAGAGCTTGTTTTATCTAGCTCTGAGTTAAACTTCCTTAAGTTAGTAACCGCCTGCTGTTCTTCCTTGGATAGCTTGTCAAATCCTTGTTGAGCCTTGGATAGCTCAGAGGTATCTATGACATATCTAATCTTAATATCATTAGTGCTAATAGCCATGTTCTTAATGTTTGGCTCAAAGATAAACATAAAAAAAGCCACCCTAGTGGATGGCTCTTTCCGCTGAAAAACACTTTAACCCTTTATTCTGTTCTTTTTCCTTTTGAGATCGGCAAGATAGGCATTATAGATTAAGTAATACTCATAGACTGGCCTTTCGACCAGATGCTTAATTTCTCCAATATTTCCACCTGTGATTGAAAACTGCTCATCAAATCGCTGTCGGTGCTGTCTAATGACTGTAGTGTAATAATGTGCTTCAGGTTGTTGAGGTTTTCGGTTACCTCCCCCTGTAAATAGATCGGGAAATTCTGACTGAATTCGGTCAAAGAGGGCAGTAAGGCGAACTCCGGAAGTTTCAAAAAAAAACCCTGAACATCGTTATGCTTCATCCAATGCTCCATCTTAGCCTTGTTGTATGGGTACTGGTAGTCAAGTGGGTTCTCCTCTTCATCAAAGTAGATGACTGTTGCTAGCTTCAGCTGCCTGACCATGCTCATGCTCAGCTCCATCTGCTCCTTTAGCCTAGAGGCCAGAATGCCTATCTCATAGAGCTTCTTCTCATCCTTCTTTTTCTTGTCTAGAATGATATTAATTAGGCCATTATTCCAGCCTCTGAGGTAGTCAGGGTTAATCTGCCATAGCTCCTCAGTAAATATGTCTCTGGCTGCTATTGCCCTCTGGAATGGCACATTAACTTCAGTAGTGAACTTAAAGTAATTGACTCCACCGGAGGTGAAGGCATACTCAATCTGATCCCACCTTTCTTTCGGTGCTACTCCTCGGTAAAGTATTCTGCCACTTTGTTCTTGTAGAGTAGCCTTTTCTGGAGTCGGTTCAGCAGGAGGAGGCACAGATGGTTTGCGCCTAAGAAAATTAAACATAAATAGAAGGGATAATTAAAGATGAAATAACTGATGACCAGGTACTGCCAAGCACCGGAGCAGAATGGGCATTCACCCAGTGGCTTTGCCCAATTCATGGGTAGCCTCTGGATTTGGCAGAGATACCACTGCCCCAATGGGTGATCCTCCAGCAGATAATCCAGAAACAAGGAGAAGGATGCGCTGAGTGCAGCTATGAGCAGCAACATCAGCATGCTCGGCATCGTGTGGTAAGTCAATAATGCAGCAGCCTCTTCGCTTGCCACCGCAGCTAGATTCAATGTCATGGTTGTGGGATGTCATCATTAATTGCATTGATATAGATAATATTAGTCTCAAGGTTGGTATAGGCTACCTGAAAGGTCAGGCAGATGGAGTCATAGACCTTGCCATCCATTGCTAGGAAGTCAATGACCTGGTTATTGGTTGGGTCAACAAAGCCTATGCTGTACTGTCCTCCATAAGGATTTAAGAAGCCTTCTGGCAGTCCTTCCAAGTCAAGCTCTAGGTAGCCATCTACATCCACTTCTAGCAGCTGCTGGATGGCTACATTAACTCCAGGTTTAACAATGTCAACTAGCACCGAATCATAGCCAATGGGAGCATAGATCAGGACTGCATCTGGGCAGCTATTGTAGGGCTGACATATCGGGTAGCAATTATTGCAGCATAGTGCCATACTTTTCTAGATTAAAGTTGCTTGTGATTTCGGCAAAGTTAGAGAAAATAAAATACCGGAAAGCATCCAGAGCATGGCTCTTATCTGGGTTCTTATTCTTCCAGGCATCAAGGCTTCCTTGCCTGTCTACCTTGGCCTCCTTAAGGTCAGTGATCAGAGCAGGGCAGGCCTTCTCACTAATGGTAATCTTAGCCTTCTGGAACATCAGGATAGTGATGAGCCTGCTGGCAATGTGACTAGGGTTAGCCTTAGGTACTTGCAGCTGCATGTCTACTAGGCCTAGGTAGTTCTTAATGATTAGATAGGCACTGATGTTGCCTTGAGTGAAGGCATTGCGAGCAGCACCGGAGGCATCACCATTAATCACATACATCATGTCTGGGTACTCTTGCTTGATTGTCTGGCAAAGAGTTGATAGGTCACCTATCCGGTAGGTCTTCAGCACATTGATGGTAGCATAGTTGCTAGCATCACCGCCATACTTGATGTACTGACACACTACGCATGTGTTAGTGATGTTGAAGTCAAAGGCTAGATAGAGTGGGTAGGATGGGTTAGCCTTTAGGTAGCCTCCATAGACATGCTTTGATAAGTCAAATGTGTAGGCAAAGAGGCTCTCCCTATCCCAGACTCCCCACTGCCCTAGCGCATACACTTCATAGTAGGTCTGATTGACTGTCTTCAGTGCTTCCATCCTAGTGACATACTCCTGATCTAGGAACTGCAAGGCATCCTTGTAAGTGCCATGCAGCCTGAGTATCTGATTTTGCTCCTTGGCTGGCACATCGTCAAAGAACCTCTTCTTAATCCAGTGGCTATCTGAGACCGGATTGAAGGTAAGAAAGAATCTCTTAGGCTGCTCTGACTTACCTCTCAGGCGCAGGGTTATCTGGGTGAAGTCATCAAGACTCAGCTCAGTGGCCTCCTCTATCCAGATGTACTTAGCTTGACTAAGTGACTTGAGCTTCTCAGGGTCATCACAGCCAAGGAAGACTATTCTGTTAGTGCCTGACTGAAGCTCAAGGTATCCGGTCTTGGCCTTGACTAACTTCTCAAATCCCCATTGGCTTATCTTGTTTCTGAAGTCAGCAAAGACTGAGTTCCTCAATGTAGCTGCTACCTTCCTGATGACAAAGTAGGTCTGGAATTGGTTGGCCTTATTGTCAATAATCTCAGCCAGCAGAAGCTGAATCATGGTCTGGCTCTTGCCACTGCCTGCCCCTCCCCAGAGGATGTTGTAGGTTCTAGGCTCAACCAGAGCAGGCAAGTACTTCTGAGACCACAGCTCATCGCTGGATAGGTCTATCCTAGCCATTAATCAGCCTGCTCCTCTTTTCGTAGAATCTTAGGCAGAATGACCTCATGCATCTGCACTGTCATCTGCTCCTGGTTCATTAAGCCAAGGTCTCTGGCTATGATGTTATGATTAAAGAAGCCAGAAGAAGCACCCTCAAACTTCTGTAGGGTGATGGCCTGCTCTATGCGTGTAAAGACCTTAGCGAAGTCTTCTGATTTGTTGCGATAGGTTGCTAATGTTGCCCAGCAAGCAAAGCCACAAGCCAAAGCAAAACCATCTTTAGTAAGCACTCTCTTTTTTGGAATCTCAACCTTCATGGCATCCTTGCCTCTGAAGTCTACTTCGATAAGTGGGTTCTCCTCTGCCCACTGCACATACTGCTCAAAGTTGTGCATGATTTCATCTGGAGACTTAAACTTGCCATCAAGACCATGCTTGAGGCGCAATTGCCAACAATTGTTTCCTTTCGGTGCTGCCATAATTGTACCGGGATTGCTCCCCTTGTTTTAGTTGATTACTTCTTCTTAGCTGCCTTCTTAGCCTTCTTAGCCACAGACAGAGCAATGGCTACAGCCTGCTTCTGAGGCTTGCCTGATTTCATCTCAGTCTTTATGTTGCTGCTAACTGACTTAGCAGAATAACCTTTCTTTAACGGCATTGTCGTAGTG